ATGGCAACAATCAAACTCGCAGTGCTCAAGCACACGCAATCAAAAGACGGCTCGTATAAGATACGCATAGCCATCGGGCACAGATCCGAAACACATTACATCGTTACAAAATATAAGGTAAACAGTCCGTCAGAGTTTGTCGGAGGTATCGTAACAAAAATTCCCAACGCACATGAAATCAACGTTAAGCTCCGCAACCTTCTTAACGACTATGACGAGCGTTTAGAACGAATACCCTCCCCGGAAGACTATACTTGCAAAGAACTTCGCGACTTGCTCAAATCAATGCGTCCTCATTCTTCTACAGCTACTTTTTCGCAGGTCTCTGAACAATATCAAAAAGAACTTACAGAAGACGGGCGCGGTTCTTATGCCGGCATGCTTCAGAATTCGTTGAGACTTTTTCGTGACTTTTCAGGCGGAGACATGTTTCTATCCGAAATAAGCACTGTCACCATATCTGAATTCGAACGCTGGCTGAAAAGAAAGGGACTGTCACAGACTTATACCAGCATGACGCTTTCCATGACACGCACTATCATCAATCGTGCCATTCGTGCACAGCTCGTCACCTACCAGCTACACCCCTTCGCATATTGGAAACGACCTGCAGACGAAGAAAGGGAAATCGACATATCTGTTGAGGAACTTGCAGCTATCAGAGATGCACAACCGAAACTAAAGAAGCAGCGCATAGCTCGCGACCTGTTTATGCTGTCCTATTACCTCGGCGGAATTAACCTGATAGACATGCTCAATATCGACTTTCGTGGTGTTTCTGTCTTAGAATACGTCCGACATAAGTCCCGCAACACAAAGACATCAGATAAACGTATATCATTCACTATTCAACCCGAAGCGAAAGAACTCATCAGAAAATGGATGAACCGAAACACGGGCAAGCTTGATTTCGGGTATAAATTTTCTTACAAGAATTTCCTGCAATTCATTACACGTTCTATCAAAAGCCTTGCAAAAGACCTCGATATACCGAACTACAAGAAAGTATGTTATTATACTGCTCGCAAATCTTTTGTCCAGCACGGTTTTGACCTCGGCATATCATTAGAGGTTCTTGAGTATTGTATAGGTCAGTCTGTAAAGAATAATCGCCCAATATTCAATTATCTGAAGATTATGCGTAAACATGCCGACGTTGCTATACGTCAAATACTCGATAATCTTTCAAATGTACAAGTTATCACAGATAACAATTAATCGCCGTGTGCCGTAAAACTGATAAAAATAAAGTGGTGCGACATAAAATCACACCACTTTACGCTATCAATTGCATAGATACTATACTACTGCACATTTTTTTATCAAGTTGCACACAAAGTCGGAGATGTTCCTCGGCTTGATTGCTCGCAGAATTTCATCTGTTTTCTCATCTAAACAAACAGATATTTTTCTTATCTGCTTACTTCTCCGTTGTCGCCTTACTCCGTGTTTTTCCAACACCTTGTAAATCGTCTGTGCAGATCCGACATTAGTTTTTCGCATAATGTCAGCAATTGAATATCTTTGCTCTTTGTACAAAGAAACAATATTCTTTTCTTGCTGTTCTGAAATCATATACAATAATTTTAGTTTAACACCGTTATATTAATAATTTTATACCCTTTGGCAGAGGCCATTGAAGGTTTTAGATTATTAATTGGTATTGCCCCCTACTGTGAAGTAAGGGGCATTTTTGTTATTCGTTTTCTCAATTGAGCTGAAAGACAAGGCGCCCGTCTGCTTCTCTCTCGACAAAGTCGTATTCTGGGTATGCTTCTGTGATGTCAAGCATGTCATAACCATTTTCCTTAAGCTCAAATTCGTGGAAATATAAAGATGTTTTATCTTCGCTAAAAGCAGCCAAAGTTTCAAGCGGTTCTGGGTCTTGTGAACTCACATCAGGCAAGCTGTCTAAGAAATCCTTATACTCTTGCTTTTGCTCATCAGCAAGGTCGGCATATCTCTCAATATCACCGTTATCGAACAACCAGCCGAAGAAGTTAGGGTCGTTATCTGCTTCGCGCTCAACATATCCTCTTAAGGTTGCAGGCTCTTCGCCGTTATACGCACTAAAATTCTCTACTAAAACTTGTTTTTTGTTTTCCTTATTCTTTATCATATTCTTTGCCCGTCATGCCGATAGCGCAGCGTTTAGATTATTATTTGTTAATAAAAAATTCTTTTACTTGTTGATATACCTTTTCAATTTCCTCTTTATCACCATAATAGAAGTCTGTAATTTCATCTTCTTGTGTAGTAATTACTATGCCAATTATGTCGTTGTTTTTATAATATACAGAGGCTACACAATCACCATTTTCAAACTTCTCAAGCTTAAATTCGCTTTCATTTTCTCTCAAAAAAGAAAGAATTTTTTCTTCTGATACTGCAGTGTACTTATTTGGTGCAATAACATCTTCTATGCTTTTTGCAATTGGAGAGAATTCCATTTCTGTACCAACGTAAATAAGTTCGTTCTCTGTGTAAGTCTTCATGATTTTGAACAGTTTTTACGGTGTGTCTCACCTTTTTAAGTTTGTTATTGTTTTAATTATCTGATGCAAAGATACAGAGAAAAATTGAATTATCAAAATAAATAAGCAATTATTTCACTTATTATCGTGTTAAATATTGTTATCACGAAAAAACGGCTCTCTATACTCACGTACAAAGAACCGAAAAACAATAACAAACTTAAATAAATTAAAGAAGCTTATCTGTACTTTCTCACTAACCACATTATTATATATCCTATAGCCCCTAACACCACGACCGACAACACGCCTATAGCCCAACCCCCGACCTCCATTTTAAGACCCTGCCAGCGGCTTAATTTCTTTTCAACAGGGTAGGGAACACGCACGCTGTCTGTCTTGATGCTGTCACGGTATAGCGTCTTGTATAGGTTCTTATACCGATAGTCTACCTTTGTCTTCGTAAGAAACACAGTATCGCCTTTCACGTATCTATCGACAAACTCTTTCTGATAGACGCTGTCGTGCTTTGTAAGTGTGTCGTGCTTTGTTACGTACACGTTGTGATATTCAGGCACACTGACGTACTTCGTCCTGCACCCCTGCAACATCAGCACAAAGAGTATAGAAGCTATCACAAACACTAACCCCGACCGTCTGATAAAATCTTTATTCTGCATAACAAATTGTTTTTACAAATTAGAATATTCTTCCTTTGCATTAAAGCAAGGACACACCTTTATCCACTCGCCCGGCGTAATCTTTCCGTCGTGGTTGAGGTCGGGGGAGAAGTCTCTGTGCCCCTGTATTACAGCGCTCGGGTACTTCTTATGCAACATAGTAAGCAGGGAACGTAACGTCTTTTTCTGCTTCTCTGTTCTGTTGTCTACCGCCTTGCCGTGCTCGTCGATGCCTCCGATATAGGCGACATTGATCGTAACAGAGTTGTAACCCCTAACACCGTTGCTAACCTTTTCTTCTTGCAGCAGCTGGGTAATAGTCCCGTCAGAGGCTACAACATAATGATAGCCGGGGTTCTTCCACCCCTTACGCTTAAACTCTTGCCGAAGCCCCTCTATCGTCTCCGTCTGATGACTTGCCGTGCAATGCACAGCTATGTATTTAATTGTTCTCATAAAATTTATTGCTTCTTTAGATATTCACTTAGATAAGGTATCTTGTCAACCATTTTAAGTGTTAATACATAGTAGACAAACCCTGCAACCTTGTGCATAGTAGTTCCCTCAACGAGCATCACCTGCCAGTTTCTCGCAATGTTCGTAGCATAGAACCAAATCGCAACACCGCACAACGCCTTTACCACACCGAGCGTTTCAGCGTCATTGTGCAGGAAATGGCCTGTAATGAACAGTGAAGCCGTCAGTACAAAGAAGATAGTGCAGTGATAGAAAAACACCATTGACTTCTTCAAGCTCCATTTTTCTCCGTGCACCATTCCTGCTACCCAGCCGAAGATGTAGTTCAGCGAAAACACGATAATCATCGCTATCATGAAGTCCCTGATCGGGAACAGCAGACTCATCACTCCGCTGATGATGCTGCATATAACAAACTTAAATTCTCCCATTTTTTACCTCCTCGTTCTTTTACTTAGTCAGCCACGCCAGCCTCTCAACCTCTTCAAAAGTCTTATCCGAAGCCTTGAACGCTTTAAGCAACTCCTCTGCTTCAAATTCTACGATATCGACTTTCACTTCCTTTTCAGCAAGTTCCTTGAAATACTCCTCACCTTTTTTGCTCCACGCAGCAAACCAGGTGTTTATTTCAGAGATTTCCTGCTTTTCAGCAGCAGTCATATCGCGCACATCTTCCTTTGCCCGTCGCTCAAGTTCCTGCGCCTCTTTCACTCGCTGTTGCATCTTCTCAAACTCTTCGTCCTGAAGTGTTGCTCGTACCTCCTCGATATCTTTGTCGTAGGCCTCCGAGACAGGGCGCAAAGCCTTGAGGTTCTTCCACACCGCGAGCATGGCTTCATCGCTCATACCCCCCACTTTCAACGCTTTTAATGCTCTGTAGGCTTCAACTGCCTTAATCGTTTTTACTTTCATTTTTACTTTAATTCTTACTAAATTACTTTGTTATTTACTTTTCTTTTGCTTCTGTTGCGCTGACTGTGCCGATCTTCGCTGCGTTGGCCTTGCAGTACTTCACGAAGTGCGTCACGTCGGTGACCACGCTGATGATTTCATCTTCGTCAGTCGTCAAATAGCTGATGTTGATACCTCCGAAATGTGCAAATGTAGCGAGCATTTCCTTGTTACCCTCGTTGCTGCTGACACTTCCGTTTTCGATGTTTGCATACTTGTCGTTTTCAACCGAAACGATAGCTTTGATAGTCGTACCTGTACCTACTGCTTCAACACTCGCCTTGAAACCTGCGATTGCTTTTACTTTTACTTCCATAATTGTCTTTTTATTGATTAATAAAAGGGTTTAATTCTCTGATATAGATTTCCTGTGTTACGGTCATGAACGTGTATTCAATCTTGTAGTGCTGTTCAGCCTTCAGTCCGTCAAAGATATGTGTGTATTTTGTTCCAGCTTCGACATCAGTAAAGGTGAACGCCTGCTCTCCTGCCAACATCGGTGAGCCGATTTCACTCGATGCGAACCTTAATATTATATAGAAATCCTTATTGTTAGACCTCCGTACATAGTTGTCTTTAATCTCCACCTCTACGATAATACGTCCTCTGAAGTCCTCATGCGCTTTAATCGTGAAGTAGTCATTTATGTGCTGTGCATCAGAAACGACTTCTACAGCAGATGATTTGAAGTCATGTATCGTGTAGTATGTAGTAGCCTGCACCGGAGGTATGTTGAATGCAAGCGCCCTGGAACAAAGGAAAATATAGGCTTTATAGCTGCCAGTTGCGAAAATCATCCCCTGCATTTCCACGCTTGTTCCCCCGTCTTTCAGCGGTTTGTCAGAAGTTTTGAAATAAGCAATCTGTCCTGCTGCATTTTTCAGCGCAAGCCCGAGGTAAGCCTCTGACAATTTACCGAATTCCTGCAGCGTCAGTTCGTTTTCCGCACCAAGATTTTTTATCATCATAGTTGCGAAGACGCTGCCATTTTCATTTGTCTTACTTGTGACAAAAGGTCTTTTGAAAGGTGCAGTCGCAGCATGCTTGTAGCCTATGAAATCAGACAGCCGGTAAGGACACACAAAGGTAGAGCCTACTTTCACACGCTCCCAGTTACTTTGTTCTTTATCGTATAATTCTGTAAGACTTTGTAGACTACTACTATGTGCTATTTTTATACCGCATATCCCAACACCCTCAAAGTCTGCACCCTTGAACCACGTTGCATTGTCACGCCAGTGGTTATTTGTAAAATCGAACTCGTCGGAGGTAAAGGGCTTGTTCAGTTCCACAGGCTTAAACTTCGCCCACATGTTTATCTTGTCGCTCCTGCAAAGTATTGCAAGGTCGTTGCTTGTTTCGCCCAAAACAGTCTTCACATCTGCGATGCTGACAGGGGCCTGTATAATGCCATTTACGATGCTCATTTTCAGTTTCCTTTCAATTTTTCAATTTCTTTTTCAAGTACTTTTATACGCTTCTTCAACCGCTCGACCTTATCATCAACTTGCACTGCTGCCCCGAGCGCGAGTGCAATAAGTCGCGTGTCAAGGTAGTTCAGCTTCATGTAGCCGTCAGCATTTGTATAAACCATGCTCCCGAGTGCACTTCCTTTCACGCTCTGTGCAATAAATCCGATACTGTGCTCGCCCGTGTCCTTGTAATCGAACTGCCAGGTACCGCCGAGCGAGCGAATTATCCGCATACTATCAACCTGCTTGATATTTTCTTTCAGTCTCCGGTCTGAAGTGGTATAAGCTGTTACGCCACCCTGCGCCAGCACGTTTCCTGTAAAAATTGCCGTTCTGTCTCTGCTGATAACGAGTGCATTCTGCCAGCCTTTGTTGTACACGTTAAATTGCAGTTCGTCGCCCTCAAAAAGTGTGTAAAGAGGACGGTCGTTACAACCGAAATAAACAGTATTAGAAGAGGATATGAACAAGGCTCGCTGGTTACTACCCTCCTTATCTTTCAGGCACAGCCCCTTGTTATTTGCAAGGTAGAGAAAGCTGTTCACAAACAGCTCATCAGATATCCGCATGTTGCCGTTTACGTCAAGTTTGTAAACAGGAGTATTTGTACCAATACCGACGTTGTTTCCTGCTAAATGTAACAGATTATTGATATTCGTCACGCTGCTTAACTCCCCTGTGACATTGCTTGTACCGTCGAAATCCTGCCCCCAAATCTTGCGAGTTTGCTCAAGTTTTGTTGCACTGTTAACTTCACATTTAAGCAGCGTCCCGACATCAGAAGGCAATTGCGGATAATAGTTGTTGTCACCATTTAAGGTAATATTGCTCTCTTCCAACACCGTGATGAATTTTGTATAATCAAAATCATTGAAAGG